GGATCATACGTTAGCACATATCATTGAGCCGATGCTGAAGCAACTCAAACTTACCAAGCACGGTGCTCCTTACGTGTATCCAGAAGATGTACCCACCGAGTTGCGCCCTACTAAGAAAGAACTAACGGCATACACTAAAAATGGTGATACTGATCCTAAGTTCTTTGAGCGTTGGGATTGGGTAATGGACGAAATGATTTTTGCCTTTGAGAGCAAACATAACGATTGGGAAGAACAGTTTCAATCAGGCGAACATGACACCCATTGGATCGAACTAACCGAAGGCGAGCATAAAGGCATGAGCGAAATGGTTAAAGGACCTAACGATACATTTGAAATTGATTGGGAAGGTCGTACAGCATACCAGGAACGTATCACAAACGGCTTTAGATTATTTGGAAAATATTATGAAAATTTATGGGATTAGGACTATGCATAATTGGTGGAGAATATGGGCTAAGAGCCTAGGAGAGAAAGTCGGTGAGACTGATAAGCAAGCGAACACTGTTGCTGGTATCCGTACACTATGGTGGTTCACTCACATGGCAACTTGTGTAGCAATCATCCTTAATGCAATAGCGAATCATGGGTGGGGATTAATAGGGGTGTAATATGGACACAATGAATCATTTGATAAGCAATGCTGAGATGGAGCAGTTTAGATTACTGAGAAAGTTGTTATTACATTCAAATCCAGAGCGGTTTAAGGGTGCATATTTTATATGTGGTGAGGGGGGTGATCGAAACGAAAATGGGTTACCGGAGTCAATACTTATATGTACAGCACTAGGAAGTGATATTACAGTAAAATATATGAGAGTTGATTAGGACTTATATATACTAATGAAGAATATTAAAACAACCTGTATTATGGAGTATTGTAATGAAATTTAGACAAGCGGATGAGGCATTCGATTGGGTCCTGAAGGCTGATGGTGTTGCCGCACAAATTGATCGTTTGAAACAGTGGGCAAAAACTAATCAGACCGCAGTGCCTTTGGTGCGTTGGGGTGTTGGTGCTGAAAAACAAACTTGGGGGTTGCCCGACGGTGAACCTGAGTCAATCAAGAAGCAAACCGATATACCTGAGGGGATGGGTGATACTTCAATTCAGATGGAGTGGCGTCGAATTAAGGCATTCGTAGATCCTAATGGCAACATGCAAAAGATCGTGGATTGGAAACGTGAAATGAATTGGTGTCAGATCCTTGAGGGTATGCACCATAAAGAAGCTGTAGTACTCACCGCAGTTAAAGATGGTAAGCTACTAGACCTCTATCCTACACTAGAAGCACTTCTTCCGGGGTTAGGCATTACTGAATACAATAAACCCATCCCAGTTAAAAAGAAACGTGCCACTAAAAAGAAGAAGGTTACTGCTAGTGAATAAACCAATGATTTATGAACGCAATCCAGATACAGATACAGTATACGTTCGCCATCACGGTGCACCAATATCTGAACGTGTGGAACTATCTGAATACATTCAACAAGATCTTCCGTTGGAACCTACACCAATTGAACTAAATGAAGATGTCGAGAGCAACTAGATTTTTTCTGTTTAAAACTCGCAAGGAGTTTTGGATCGTAGATGAAAATTCACTCCAGGATGTACCTAAGCCACGCGAGCTAATTGTTAAAAAGTCGCAGGTTGAACAGATCCGGCAATATGTGATAACACAGAATAAAGCGGATATGCCTATTGTTGACCGATGCCGTGATCGCACAACATGGCATACACCTGAAGGTAGGGAAGCGATACGTCAGGCTAAAATGGGTGACCGCAATCCCAACTCTGCTGGACTGAGTGATACCCACCGAAGCAACATATCCAGGACAATGAAGGGTACCCGTGAAGGTGAGTTTAATCCCATGTATGGACGCAGACATAAACAAGCGACAAAGGACAAAATTAGACAAAAAGCATTCGATAGACCTCCCCGCAAATGGTGCGTTGAACCCTCAGGTGAACGCCATTTGATCCCCGCCACCGAGTCCCTGCCAGAATCATGGCAATGGGGCACAGCATATGACCCGTACAAACCCGCGTAAGTCATTGATTTCCTTAGGGAATCTAATTTCAAATTAATTGCTAAGTGCTTGATTTCATTGAAGAAAAGATTTCTTCAAGTGCTTGACTTTGGTCTAAAATAAGCGTATAATACATGTATAAACTGAAAAAACAAGTGAGAAATAATGAATTTATACGATATGAACGATACAAACTTCGACAATTACCAGAACTATATTATGGACAATGCTGATCCTTCTGAGGTCATCATATGTAACGGCGACACCCTACTGGAGGCAGCTGAAAATTCGTACCTCCTAGAAGAGTTCCTCCAATCACCTAGCTACGAGGCTTAAGATTATGAATGTACATAACTATGCTAAGACCGAGGATACTAACACTTTCTACTATAACCATGTTGCCGATGCATTTGTTAGCAAGATGACGTTCTTAGAGTTGACCGATGATGTTGATGCTGTTATTGTTGATGCATCTAATACATCACAGGAGACCGACAATATCTTCTCTTTCATCTATCAAACAGAACCCAATACTGATCAGGTATGGATGCGCTTCGCCAAAGAGTTTGAGGTGACTAATGCTGACCTAATTCTTGATCCTTCTAAGCCAGCTTACATGATAAAGGTGAAATAGTGCTTGACTTTGGCTCATAAAGAGCGTATAATACGTGTATAAACTGAAAAAAGAGATAGAATTATGTTTAAAGCAGAATTGGAAGTAGTGTACGAGAGTGGTGCTAGTGGTGCCAAGGTATTATATGCTGATAGTTCGGCCCAGGCTATGGACGAGGCATGTGCGTTTATCCGTGATCTCGATGTTGGTGCAGATATAATGGGTACACCATCTATTGTGAAGTGGAAGGTAATGGTCTGTAAAGAAGGAGTCGAATGGTGATTTACAACTTTGAAAGTAAGGCTGAAATGTTTGAGACTCGTCCTGATTTAGAGCAGTACATGGCGAATGTAGTAGGTGGTAGGTCAATCTTGGATATGACTCCAATTGCAGAGATTAATGCTTTCCTGACTGGTTGGGAAACTTTTTGTGAAACACTTGAGGAAGAAATGGTATGAAGTCTAAAATTGAAAAGTTGATTCAGTGGTATATTGAAGATGATATACCTGATTGGGAAGGATTGATAAATGGGTTATCTAAGTTAGGTATGACTGATTCGGAAGTATTAGCGATTTGTTGGGATGTACGCAAAGGCGGCATTGGATATTAAATTTACCCGTCATAAATAATTATTGAGGATATATCATGGCTTATATAAATGCAATTGAAGTAAAGGCGATTAGGCAAGAACTGAAGGCTAAGTTTCCTAAGTGCAAATTCAGTGTTCGCATGGGTGCCGGTAGTCATTCGGTTCAGGTAAATTTAATGAAGGGACCTGAAGACATGAGCGACATAATAGAAGGTTCTAGGTACGCTCCGATAAATGAGAATTTTCTTAGAAACTATGGTAACAAACAAAAGTTTTTTTCTGAAGTGGTTGATGTGATTAAGACTGCTCCAGGTAAGGTAGGTGACGCTTGGTATGATAGAAGCGATGCAATGACAGATTATTTTGATACAGCGTTCTACATTCACTTTAATGTAGGTTCTTTCAAGAGGGGATACGAGGTAGTATGATAGACAGCGAGTCTTATTTTATCGAGATATCTAATCAGATCACTGCCGCTGAAATGGCAGTGATCGCACAAATATGTCGTGATGCTGAATACACACATGCCCAGAGCCATACCGGCATATTCAAAAAGCAGTGGGATAAAAAGTACGATAAGGTGAATATTCCATTACTACACGACTCAAATGTCTCACATGTATCCCAATGGTCTGAACCTCATCAAGATGTGGCTAATGCACTGGTTAAGCGATATGGTGCCAAGACTGCCATGGTGTTCTGTACCTTTCCCAACGGAGAAATAAGTAAACATATTGATTTTCGGGGTATCCGACCATGTGTTCTATCGGTACCTTTAGAGACTGGGTATGCCGGCACACATTTTTGGACAGAGTTAGAGGATGAAGATCCTCGTTACGTCTGCCAGTACGATACTCCAGTGTTGCTGAATATAGGTAAACCCCATGCGGTGTATAATGACAGCCAATACCGTTATTGCTTCCAGTTAGTATTCGACAAGTCCTATGATGAAACTATGGAGAGGCTATTAGCTGAATTTGGTAGGGCGGATGATGCTCGGATACACCCTCTTTTTGAGAAATAGTGCTTGACTTACGCCATGTAAGGATGTATAATACTTGTATAAACTGAAAAAATGGGTGGATTGATGATACAAATGAAAGACAAAGTGATACTGACTGATATTGACGGTGTGGTACTTAACTGGGTAGAGGGCTTTATTATTTGGATGGAGCACCGTGGACACACTCTGGTTGACAATTATAGAGACTATTATAATGTCAATGAGATGTTTGGTATTACTAAGGCATCAAGTAAACCGCTGGTTGAGCAATTCAACAGTTCTGCGGCAATGGGTTTTCTCCCTCCGTTGCGAGATGCACAATACTATATGCGGAAGTTGCATGAGAAACATGGTTATAAGTTCGTAGCAGTGACTAGCCTCAGTTCTGACCCATATGCTAAGAAACTCCGTGAACGGAACTTGGCTAAACTGTTTGGTGATGACATGTTCTTAGAAGTTATTTGCCTGGACTGTGGTGCGGATAAGGATGAGATCCTGTTAGAACTGAAGGCAGAATATGATGGATGCTACTGGATAGAAGATAAGACTGCAAATGCGATAGTCGGTGCAGATTTAGGATATGATACTCTTTTGATGGAGCATAAGTATAACATGGATGCTTTAGCCCCTCGTCAATACTTAGGTAAAACTATTGGTGCAGGCTTCAAACTGATGAAAAATTGGGAAGGTATTTACAATGAAATTATTCAACGCTGAAATGCACAACTTTTTCAACATGCTCTGGCGCGAGAATTGCGGTGAACGCTCGGATAATAAAGAGCCGTTATATACTTACGATGAGTATGTTCAGGCAAACACAGATTACTTAATTCAACGATATGCGGAGT